ACCTGGAATCGCGCGTGGCGCTGCCGTTGAGCGATCCGCCGGCCATTCTGACCCGGCTCTGCTGCGAGATCGCGATGTATCACCTGAATGCGCTCAGGCCGATTCACGACATTACCGACGCGAAAAACAAGTATGACAGCGCTATTGCGTTTCTGAAGGAAGTGAGCGACGGCAAGCGCACGCTCGGCCTCAGCGCCGATGCGCAAGAGCCGGCCGAGACCACAGTCGTCCAGGATGTGAACGCGGGCGGCGATCCGTCGCTGCCGCAGCGTGTATTCAGCCGCGGAACTCTCAAGGGATTCTAATGATGAAGAAATCAAGCGAGCGGCCCCCAGCCAAGCCCGCGCCCAAACCATCGAGGCCTGCGTCCAAGCCGGCGCCGAATCTGGTCGACCTCAAGAACCTGGTCGGGCAGATGAAGGGTGTGCTGACCTGGATGAAGGCCGAGCGCGAGCAGATGCGTTCGATGGTGGATGCGATGCGCGCGATTCTGGCCGAAGCCGAAGGCACCGAGGCCCTAGCCGAACTAGAGGAAGTTCATGAAGAAGAAAGCCAGCAAGAAGACAACCACGAAGAAAACGTCGGTCACGAAGAAGAAGCGCACGGCGACCCGATAGTTTCCGGCGTCATCGACGACCCCGACAATTATTGAGAGCTGCGCAACAAGCGGAGCGAAATACCCATGGCAGAGGGGGAACGCCAGGATAAACGGCCGTCCTGCGGATGGCCGATCATCGAGACCAACGCCGGCGGCGGCACCAGCGCCCATCCCTGCGGCTCGGAGCAGAACGTCTTCAACGTCAAGGGCCGCGGCAAGTACGTCGGCCGCGCGCGCGAGACGCCGGTCTGCGAGAAGCATCTGCTCGATGCGTGGAAGAGCTGGAACGTCGATTCGGCGGAACCGCTCTGCGGCAGCGGTCAGCAATCAGCGTTCAGCACTCTATTCGACGAATTTGGGCGAACCCAAGCTGCAGTTCAGCGTTTCGTCCACGACATGCTGCGGACAGCGCGGATACTTGCGAAATGAACGCCGGCATCCAAATCAAGCTCGAACCCTTCGGTTTCGAACGCGCCGAGGCCACAATTGCGGGCATCCTGCTCAAGGCAGGGCACCTGCGGTCGCCGTTCGAGAGCGCCGGCAAATTCCTGGTGACGCGTACGCATGAGCACTTCGAGCATGAGCGCTCGCCCGAAGGAGAGCCGTGGGCGGCGCTCAGCGCAGCTTACGTCGCCCGGCCCAAAGAACAGGGCGGCCGCGGCGGCGCCGCTCATCCGATCCTGTTCGTGCAGGGCTACCTCGAAGCATCGATCAATTATAAGGCCGGCGACGCCGAGCTGGCGGTCGGCACCAATCGCAAATTTCCGGGCGGAATGAAGAGCGCGGCGGCGATCCATCAGCTCGGCGGCGAAGCAGGCCGGGGCCATCGCGCGGCGATTCCGGCGCGTCCGTTCCTGGGCGTGGACAGCGCCGACGAGGAGCGCATCAGCGATGTCCTGGTGAATTATTTAGCGAAGCTGTGAACGGGATTCCTCGCGCCCCAGACACGCGCGGGAATGACAACTGAGGAGGGGTGGTGGCTGTATTCTTGGATAGTCCCTGGACCGGGCAGACCTTCGATCCCGCGACCGCGCTGGATATCGCAGCGGTCGAGGCGGCGATCGTCGCCCAGCTCCAGGCCGCTATCGGCAATCTGGTCGAGGTCCGCCACTTCCCCGACAAGCCCGAAGCCTACGAGATGCGCCATCGCATCGGGGTGGCGATGGTCATCTACATGGGCGGCGATTACGGCGACATCCTCGACACCGGCCACGTCGCCCAGGAGCGGACGATGGAGTTCGCGGTCGGCGTGCGGATCCGCGACCTCGGCTGGGCCTTCGGCGGTCCGCCGTCGGGCACTTCGCCCGGCGCCTACCAGGTGCTGGAAGGCATCCGCATGGCGCTCACCGGCTTTCAGCCGAACACCGGATGCACCAAGATGCGGCCGATGCGCGAGCGCTTCCTTGATCGCGACAAGCAGGGGGGTGTCTGGGTCTACGAGATGGTCTTTGCTACCCGCACGGTCGCGGTCGAGAACTTCCAGCCACCCACCTTCCCGCTCTTCATCCACGGCACTGCGCTCGAAGAAGGAGGGGTGACGACGATGCAGGTAGGGGTGGCGCTGCTGACCTTCAGCGGCAATCCGGGGACGATCTCTCTTCCGCAGGGCAATCTGTCGGCGGTGATGGTCAAGAATCAGGCGCTGACGACTACTTACACGGAAGGCGCTGACTACTCAGTCGATTACGTCAACGGGGTAATCACTCGAATCGCGAGCGGCGCAATAGCTAGTAACGCGACGGTGGCGGCGAGTTATGGCTATAGCGAGGTGGTAACGGTGCTCGCCAGCGGCGGCAGCGTGCCGTTCGCGCCGAACAATTGACAATCGGGCAACGGCCCGATTGTCACCCCGAGCGAAGCCGAGGGGTCAACGCGAAGCGATTTGAGGGGGAGAATTGGGAATGGAGATCAGCAAGAACGGGGGAGCGCCAGCGCCGGCCGCGATGGTTACCAGCTCCTGGGTGCGCGACGATTTCGCTAACGGGCGCAGGCGCTTCAAGGTTTATGCGATTCACGTGCCGCTGGTGCAGGGAGTTGCCGCCGACATGCGGATTGACGCCTCGCATCCGCGCATCGCGGGAGCGCCGGCGGTAATCGGCGAAGTGAGTATCGAGGTGCCGAACCTGGAAGTGGCGAAGATTCTGCATGCCGCTATCGGCGAGATGCTGGCGAAGCAGCCGCCGGAGATTTTGCAGGTGAAGAGCGCATGAGCAGCGAAGACGCGGGATTCCTCGCGCGGCAGCCACCCGCGGGAATGACAGACATGAGCAATGAAGTCGAAATCATCTTCACCGTCGGGCGGCAGTTCTACGCCGTGCTGCGCGGTCCTGCGGGTCCCGCCGGCGCCGCGCCGCTGCGCGAATGTGGGCTGTGGCTGAGCATCGAGAAAAAGCCGCTGCCGGTGCCTTCGGACTGGCGCCGGCCGGATATGGTCTGCGCTTGCGTGATGCGCGGCCGCGATTATTACCGGGTCGGCATCCGTGGCCCGCAGCATAGCGGCGGTAGCCAGGCCATCAGCCTCGACGACGAACTGGTCAAGGACTACCGCGACGCCGCCTGGTGGACGCCTGGGCTCGAGGAGGCGTGGGTCGAGCTCCAGGGGATGAAGGAAGCGATGGAGCGCGCGACCAAGGCTGATATCGCGCGTTGGGAAGGCGAAGGCGGCGGTTCCAGCCAGAAAAAAGGGAAGCACTAAATGCCGAAGAAAGATTCGATTGCGGCGGATTCGGCTCCGAGCGAAGAACCGCAGGGGGCACCGCTGGTGACTGTGCTTTATTCGGAGCATCGCGATCTCTACAAACTGCCGGCGCTCGGGGTTGACCTTTGGCTCAGCGTGCAGGTTTATCCGATGGCCGATTTCGGCCGCTCGGGCGGCGGCAACGTCGGCGCAGCGAAGACCGTCAACGGCCTAGGATGGCGCCGGAGCTATCGCAACTGGTCAATCATCGCGCCGGGGGCGGTGGTGACCCTGCCGGCGGATGATCCGCTGGTGGCCGATTACGCGAACCAGGTTTCATTGGGGTGAGCACTTGAGATGAGCACGGGGCTGCTGATGGCATCGGGGATGGCGATTATGCTCGTCGCGGTCGCTATCGGCATGCTGCTTTGCACGGCGGTCGAATCCTGGAAGCGCCGGCGCCGAATCCGCGCGCGACGCGGCCAACTGGTGCCGCTGCGGCGGCGCGCGACCGGCAGGCGCTGCGCGAATGACAGACAGGATTCTCGATTTTGGGAAAGGTTCTAGTACAGCCGCGACAACCCTCACCAGGGCAAGCTCCGCGGCGGCACACATGCTAGGTCGGTGAAAAAAAATGCCAGCAGCATTTCTACACGGCGTAGAGGTCTTCGAATATAACCTTGGGCCGGTGCCGATCCAGGTGGTCAACTCCGCCGTGGTCGGGCTGGTCGGATCGGCGCCGCTGTTTGCCGTGTCAGGCGCTTTACCGCTTTGGGATTTCTCCTGGCTGGTGCAGGCGACGCCGCAGTGGGTGCCTTCGACCGCCTACACGGTCGGCGCCTTGATCGTCGATTCGAATGGCAACACCCAGAAATGCACCACCGCAGGCACCTCCGGCAGCTCGGCGCCGGCGTGGAACCGCAGCCTTAATGCGACCACAAACGACGGTGGCGCGGTGTGGACTCTTATCGCAATCGGCGCGGCGGCCGGCCAGCAATGTATCGACAGCAACGGCAATATCCAGACCGCCACTGCGATTACGCTGCCGGCTTGGGCAAACGCACACGCTTACGCTGTCGGCAGTCTCATCCTGGATTCCAACGGCAATACTGAGCGCGTCACGGCTATCTCAGGTTCCGGCACCTCCGGCGGCTCCGCGCCGACCTGGCCGACCGCAGTAGGCGGAACGGTAGTCGATAATCCGGGCGGCAACCAGGTCTCGTGGACGCTCGTTGCGATTGGCGCAGCGGCAATAAGCGCTGCTTCCGCCGCTCCATCCTGGGCCAGTACACTCAACGCCACCACCAGCGACACCATCGGCGTCACCACCGGCAGCATCACCTGGACGCTGACGCACAAGGGGCCGATTGCGAATCTGCAGCAGCCGGTGCTGGTGGCGGGGTCGAATCCGAACTCGCTGGCGCCGGGACAGGCCGGCACCTTCGGCCCGATGATTCAGGGCTATACGATTCCATATGCTTTCGCGAACGTCTTTGCGCAGGGGGCGGGGCAGATAATCGCGGTCAACGTCTTCGACCAGACCAAGCATTACACCGCGATCACCACAACGACGTATACTTTCCCGCCCTCATGCGCGCAGGTAATCAACGTCGGCCAGATGGGGCTGTCGAACATCAAGATCACCAACACCGCCGCGACCGTCACCTATGTCGAAGGCGCCGACTTCACCGTCGACCGCGTCAACGGCATCGTTAAGGCGGTGGGCGCCGGGCTGTTGACCGCAGGGCAGAGCGTGAAGATTTCCTGCCGCTACGCCGACCCCAGCAAGCTCGTCGATTCCGACCTGGTCGGGACGGTGACCGGCGGCGTCTACACCGGGATGCAGAACTGGAAGCTCAGCTACGGGCTGATGGGCTTCTTCCCGATGCTGCTGATTGCGCCGAGCTTCGGTGCTTATGTGCCGACCGGGCAGATGGTGGGCTCGCAGGATGCGACCTGCGCGGCCGGCCTGGCGACGGTGGCGGCGGCGATGCGCGCGATGTACTTCGTCGATTGCGGGGCGGGCACTTCGCCAGCGACGTTGCTGTCAAATCGAGGCACGGCGGGTCAAGCGTTCAACACCTCCGACAAGCGCGCGGTCCTCTGCGGTCCGCAGGAATTGTTCCTCGACAGCGGTATCGTGCCCAACGGAATCGGCGTCGATCCGGTCGCCGGCGGCGCGGTCCAGAACCTCGCCAACACCACTCATGCGGGACCCTATTCGCCCTGGGTGGCGGGGGTCACTTCAGCGGTGGACCTGGCGCAGGGCTACTGGTGGTCGCCGTCGAATCATCAAATCAGCGGTCCGCTCGGGCCGGATGTGGCGATTTATTCGAGCTATCTCGATTCGGCGAGCGACACCAACACGCTCAATGCGCAGGGAATAGTCACTGCGTTTCAGTCCTTCGGCAGCGGGCTGCGGGTGTGGGGCAATCGCAGCTCGGGCTTCCCCTCCTACACCACTCCCGACGTCTTCATTCCGATTCGGCGCACGATGGACGTAATCGAGCGCAGCGTGATGCTGGCGATGATG